GAATAATTTAGGACTACTTTTAAAACAAGAAGTTTTAAGTATTGAAAATACAAGACAAGACTATTCAACCGCTAAAGGAAACAAGTCTGAAATTTTATCAAAAGTAATGATGAAATTTACTTGGATTGATACAGAAACTGGAGAAAAAGACGAAAATTTATTTGGTGCAAATGGTCAAAATGATTGGGAGAAAGGATTGGGAAGCGCACTTACATACGCGGAGAGATATTTCTTACTTAAGTATTTCCATATTGCAACCGATGAAGATGATATTGATAACGATCAAAGGAAAACTTCTGCGCCTGTGCCATTAAAAGAAGAATTAACAGAATTAGATTGGATTAACCTGGAGGCAATTTTTGAAAGTAAAAAAGAAAAAATTGATGCAGAAAAATTTGATGCTGTAAAAAAAGCTGTATTTGGTAAAAATCCAAAATTTTATGAATATACTTTAAGTACTTTAAACAAACTATAACAAACTAAACTATTATGGAAAAAATTTTATTTCGCGCATCATCGATTGGTGCGCTTTTAACCGAAAGTCGCGGAATTGTTTTAACTGAAAATCAAAAACAGACTTTAGCAGATTATAAACTTCGTGATGCTGGAGAAGGAAAACCATTAACAGATAAGCAAAAAATCGATTTTGAGCTACTTTTAAGCAAAGAAAATGCAAAACCAATGCTAAGTGATACAGCAAAGAGTTTTATTGAAAGAACGTGGCTATTTAACGAAAAAGGATTTTATGAAGAATTATCGAGTAAATATGTTGAGAAAGGAAATTTTAACGAAGATGATGGAATTATTTTAGTTTCAGAAATTGAAAATTCTATTTACGAAAAAAATGCAGAACGTAAAACTATTGGGCATATTACAGGAGAAGCTGATATAGTTTGTACAATTAATGGAGTTAAGGTAATTAAGGATATAAAAAGCTCTTGGTCGCCAATGACTTTTATGAATGGAGATTTATCTACAATATATGAATGGCAAGGTCGAGCTTATATGTATCTTTATGATGCTGATGAATTTCATTTGCATTATACTTTAACTGATTGTCCTGCGCATATTTTAGAGAATGAAAAATGGAAATTGCGTAATAAATATGGAATTTTAGATGATGAAAATCCAATTATGCAAAGATTATTTAAACAGTTAGAACAAAATTTAATTTTTAGCAACGGAAACTATACCAAAAGTGAACGTGTGAAAACTTTTAAAATTACACGTGACAAAGAAAAAGAAGAATTACTTTTGAGTAAAATTCCTATGGCTGTAAATTATTATCAGTCAATTACATTAAATCAAATATGATAAAAGAAAAAAAATGTTTTGGCAATAGCAAAGCAATATCTTTTCAAGGTTGTGGAAAGTTAGTTAATGTGGCTTTTAGAAAATATGGTTTGTGCAGTTCTTGTTATTCAGAATTTTTAACTGAAACGGAAGTAGGTAAATTGATACTTTCAAAAGCATTGAACAAAGCTCAAAAGCCACGAATAGAATTAGAAAAAGCACATAAAGAACACAAAGAAAAAAAAGGTATTGCGGGTGCATTGTTAATTACAAAAACTGTTGTTCACGCATACGTTAGAAAAAGAGATCAAAATAAACCTTGTATAAGTTGTGGTTGCCAATGGAATGATAAATTTCAAGCGGGGCATTATTATCCTGGAGGTAGCTTTGAAACGTTAAAATTTCATTTAGATAATATAAACGGTCAATGCGAACAATGTAATTTATTTAAAGAAGGTAACTTTGAAAACTACACATTAAAATTACCTGAAAGAATTGGCAAAGAAAGATTTGATAACCTTGTTAGACTTGCACAAATTGATAAACAATTTAGTAAGGTATGGAATTTAGAAAACTTAAAAGAAATTAGAGAAAACATTAAAAAAGAAAACAAATGAACGAACAAGAATTAAACGAAATCGATGTTGAAGATTATTTAATATTTGAAACAATAAATGAAGAATTTAATAAACGATGTTGAAGTCGATGTAGTAGCTTTTCATAAAAAAGGAATAACTAATCCAACAAAAAAGAAAATGCTTTATAGTGAATTTTTAAAACTTAAACACGAAAACTATTATTATAGAGCATATCAATTAAATTTTAACAAAACAATATTTTAACTATGAATTTTAACAATCAAGACAAATTAGAGTACATTAGCTATCTACGTGATGAAATCACAAAAGTAAAAGCATTGAAAGAAACTGTTTTTACTAATCATTATTTACACAATTTACAAAACGAATTACTAAACTTTAATATTAAATAACTATGGAAATCAAAGGAAAGATTACAAAGATTTTAGAACCAGTAACAGGAGAAAAAAAAGATGGCTCAGGAACTTGGGTTAAACAACTATTTTTAGTTGAAACTGACGAAAAGTATAACAACTTATATTGCTTTGAAGTATTTGGCGATGAGAAAGTACAAAACTTTCAAAAGTATAACAAAGTAGGTCAAGAAGTAAATGTAGAGTTTAACGTATCTACAAATGAATATAAAGGCAACTATTATACTTCTTTATCTGCATGGAAAATAATGTCAGCAGCAGCTCCTAAAGAAGAAAAGTATAAAGGTAAAAAAGAATTTACTGAGCCATTAGGACAGCAATATGAAGATGAAACTTTACCTTTCTAAAATAATTAAACTAAACTATTATGAAAAGTATAACTTGTCCAATTCAAAAGAGATTAATAAAACATTTCTTAACTGGTACACCATTAAGTATTAAAAATATTTGGTTAATAAAATGCTCAAATTGTAGTAGAGAAATTAGAAGAAATTTTGAAATACCTTTTGAAGTAGAATTAAATAGAAATAAAATAAAATGGAAAGATGAATTTAGTGATGGATGGTATTATGAATATTCATTAAAAAATTCAGATTACGAAAAAATTAAAAACTTAATATATTTATTCAAATAAATTTATATATTTGCGTTTCAGTTGCCTTCTGACATTATAGCAACTTAAAAATATTATACGAACTCTTATAATTAAATCGAAGTCAGAAGCGATTTTTTTTATGAGAGTTTTTTTATTTAATTTAATAGTTTATAGGTATCTTAAAACCTTTAGTATTATGGCGAGATTTGAATTAAAATTTTTAGACTTTAAAAAAAGTGCTAAAAGTATTTCTGTAAATTCAGAAACTGATTTTCTACGTTTTATTAAAATTCAAATTATAAATGAAAACACTAAAGAAATAAGTGTTATTGAATTAGATAAATCAACAGCAATAAAATTTGCAAAAACACTTCGTACCGAAATTAATAAGATTACAGAAGCGGAAGGAGGTCAAAATGGATAAGTTACAATGGTTTAAATTTACTCCTACTGATTGGATAATGGGCAAAATTCAAAGATGTCCTGAAATAACTCAAGCTCGTTTTATGCGTTTAATATGCCTTTACTGGAATAAAGAATGTTATCTTTCTTATGAAGATGCTGAAATAGAAATTGATAAAGAACATTTAGATATTCTAATTTCTAAAAAAATAATTAAAATTGAAGAAAATTTAATTGTTATTGATTTTCTAAATGAACAGATTGAAGTTATTTTACAAACCTCACAAAAAAGGCGTGAAGCTGTATTATTAAGATGGGAAAAAGTAAAACAAAATGATACAATTGTATTGCAAACCGATACAATTGTATTACAAAATGATACAGATAAGAGTAGAATAGAGAAAGATAATATAAATAATATAGAGCCAATAAATTGGCTTGTACTTTTAGATTATTTTAATGAAGTAACTGGAAAGAAATGCAAAGTTGTTCCTGAAAAAGCTAAAAAACAATTTAAAGCAAGATTAAAAGAAAACTTTACAAAAGAAGATATTGCTAATGCAATTCAAAATGCTTATAACGATAAGTATCACAAAGAAACTAATCATCAATATTTAACTTTAGAATTTATTAGTAGAGCTGATAAGTTAGAAAGATTTTCAACACAAAAAACATGAGAAAGATAAACAACATAGAACAAGCATTTGCTCAAATGAGTTATAGACTTGAAAATGGCAAATTTGAGCCAAAACAGATTGATTTAGAGGCTTATTCTTTTTTAGCTAATTGGGTTATGGAAAGTAAAAAACAAGCTCTTAGAAACGATATTTTATTTGCAAAATTATTTTGTCGAGTTTTTGCTCAAGAAGTACATTTTTATAAAGGTGATTTTAAATTGGCTCAAAAGACTATGCACCATTATTTAAAACACCCAATAGAATTTTACTACGAAAAGTTTACGCAAGAAGTAAACGATGTATTAATGAATAAATATATTAATGATTTAGGCATTACTGATAAGCATCCAGCATTATTAACTGACAAAGAACGTGAATCAGAAAACGAACTTTTAAAAGATAAAGCAATGATGGATTACTTTGAAGGTATATTAAAAGAAGATAAAGTAATATTTTCTTTAGCTTTTTTTTCATCAAATCTGTTTTTTTGTACATTACTAATTGATTTTTGCAATATACTTTTACCAATATCTGAATTTAAAAG